CCCGCTGGTGGGTTCTTTGTCTCTTGTTTCACACTACTCAGCGTACCTATAGCTGTGTCAGTCTGCCTAGCAATCTCTGACAAGCCACACCCTTTTGCATATAGCACTTTTATCATCAGTGCAAAGTCTAAGTCCCTAACCATATACTTTACCTATATCTCTACGTTCTTTATCACAATGGGCTGTTACTTTCTTGTTCTTCCGTCTTAGCATGATCGTCATAAGAGCATTGCCTGTTACTGTAAACCCTTTCTTCTTTTTACCTCGTGCATCTATATTGTGAAACGCTAAAAGTTCTCTTACATAGGGAGCCCATTCATCAATAACCTTTTTCTCATAGATGACAGTACCGTCTAAGCGTATATACATGTGAGGAGGCATCTTATATGTCAACGTATCTCTCACCCTAATCAGTTGGGTACTAGTCACACCAATAAGTTTGGCTATGTCTTTGAACGCATACGCTTTAGCGTTGTCGTAGGGTACAGGTTTCGAGGGTGGTAGGGTTAAAGCGTACTTCTGTTTACTTAGTGCTAATTCTTTTTTCGCTTCTGCTCGTCTTACTTTCTGAGCCTCAGATATTTTCTTTCTGTTCTCACGATACGAAATCTTACTTATCCTATTAGCCTCAACCTTGTTAGCGGCATACCATTTGTTAGAGACAATAGCCATCTGTGCCTTTCTCTCCTCTGTTAAAGTTTTCCTTACTTCTCTAGCCTTAGCATTGCGTACTTCTTTTTTCCTTGCTATCTCTTCCTCACTCATGATATATTTTGTTTTCATTGTATTACTCCTCGTTGTGCTGTTTTGCGCTCATAAGGGGTTACAGTTCATATGTAACCCCATTCTTTTTATTACACCCCTTTAACTGCATCTACCAGTGCAGATAGTATTACCCCTACTATCACTGCTACACCTAACACAAACCACATAATATCTTTCATGAGTACGCAGCAGCGTCTGCTTTACTCAGCTCCTTGAGAGCATTTTCCACAAGGGTAACGATATACTCTGGTCTATCCTGAGAAACTAATGTCCTAACCCAAGTATCAATCCACACTCGTGCTTCTCTATCAGCTATAAGCTGTGGGTGGTCGTGCCCAATACCTACAGATTTTAAGAGCTCGTAGTCAATGCAATCAAGGGACTTTTCTAATCTTATATGCTCTCTCAGTATTGCTTTAATACTCTTACTAGCACTGATTGAGAAGTGGTCTTTAGGGTGTACTAACAAATACCCTTTTGATTTTACAGATCGTAAGAGACGGCTACCCCTTTCACGTACCAAGTGTATTATGGCGCTTTTATGAGTACCATATGATTTGTTAAACGCATTATGATTTTCCATAGTATCTACGTATTGAAACGTAAGACCTACTTCCTTCTGTATCCACTTATGAGGTACTAACTCTCCTACACTAAAGGTCTTTAGTAGTTTATCTGCTATACCTATTCGCATCTCACGGAGAAGTTGTGTATCCGTCATTTCACTTTCTTCTCTTTCTTCTCTTTCTTCAGTGTCTTCAACTATATCATCTTGCATTTCTATTTCCTCTTTAAACAACCCCTGAAAGGCAGGGGTGAAACCTTTACATCTGTTGTACTACATATACATCTTCATCTAACTTCATACCTACATCAGGCACAATATCACCTACTGCACATAGTTTAAGTAACGCTATCCTCTCTGGTACAGGAGGGTCAAGGTCAGACACATCACTAAAATGAAACACATCCCCCTGCTTCTGCACCACATTATCCATAGAGGTAGCTACCCTGTTTTTAGTATCTACCCTTATTGTCATCAGTCCACCCTTATCACAGAACCAAATGGAGGTACTGTATGTTTGTTATTGACCATCACCCATATAACAGGGCACGATGGGGTTGTTTGTGGGTACTCCACATAGCCGTCAGTAATTAAGATGATGCACTGAGGCTCTAGTTTGTGCTTAACTACATAGTCAAACACACATACACTACTTGAACCACCACCACCTTTAGGTTTAGTAGACGATACAAGTCCAGCATAATTATCTTCACGATATTGCTCGTGAGCGGCAACTGCTGTATCCCAGTACAACAGATCAATCTTTTCGGGAGTTGTATTATCACATATAGATACTAACTCTGACAATGCTTTTGTTATATCCTCCCCTGATATACTACCTGATGTATCTATAGCTACACATATGCTACCAATACTCTCACTGATCTGACTAGGCAAGTACATGTTATGTTGTAACCATCTTCTGTTAGGCTTAGCCCATGTGCTATCACCCTTACCAACACAGACACTAGACACGAACTCACGTAACTGCTCAGCCCAGTCAACCTTAGACTGCACCATCGCATCAAAGCTACGATCTACCTCACCACCCTGCTTACCTGCTAGTAGAGCACCAGTACGTACTGCCGCTGATATGTCCTTAGCTAACTGGTCTTTCTCCAACTCGCCTAATGCCTTAGCTTCCTCCCACTCATGCCCATCCATAGGCTCACCCTTACCGTCCTTACCATTCTCCTTATCTTCCTTCAACCTAGCGAACACCTCGCCGCTATCTAAGCCTCTATACTCTTCATCACACAACCCACCCTCTGGCATCACAAGGAAGTCGCCCCACTTGTTAAGGTCTTTGATCTCTAGGTTAATCACATAATCACATGCTTGGTTTGCAAGCTGTGCATCTTCTTCATACAACTTACGCCATACGAATAGGTGCTGATACAACTTATGCTTGGTCTCATGCAACACTAAGAACCTTAGCTCTCCATCAGTAAGACTCTCAACAAACGCCCTACCGTAAGTAACATCACGACCATTGGTAGACGCAGTAGGACATGTATTGCTAACCTCTGTACTGCCCACCATCAGTAGCCCAGAGTATGCTAGTGTACGCTTATCTTGCATCAAAGCTATGTGTGCTTTTGTTATTCTATCCTCTGCACTTAGTACCATAATATCTCTCCTGCTAATCCTGTTAAGCTATTTCTTAGGTAAATTGTTTGGGTCTCATACATATCTACTGCTTTCTGTAAGTCATCTCTCTCTACTTGTAAGGCTTCACACTGAGCCTCTAGGGTCTCGATAACATTCTCGTAATCTTCTGCTGTTGGTAACATACTCATGATAACTGTTCCTTAACTAAACAAGTAGCCGTTCTCTACGGCGTACTCAGTGAACTTCCTATTAGTAACTGCTACGCTACGCTTAGGGCTATTGGCACTCATCACACTCATGGCAAACAAAGCCTGAGCCTCACGAGGTAATCTATTTAGGTACGTCATCCAGCTATCGAACGTAGCCGTCTCCACATTAGACAATGCCTTACTAACTACCAGACATACAGCCGCTCCGTTGGGTGGTACTATAGTAGTGTCAGGCTTGTTGATGATCTCTGACCATGCTGGCATGGTGTTATCTAACTTAAGGATATTCATCATATCCATAGTAGCCCGCTCACCTATCACACCAAACAATGCATGTGTAAGTACGTCCTCTGGCATCTCACGGCATCTCTTAAGTATATCGGAGGCTTTCTCTAACGAACGGAAGGTAACGAACGCCGCTCTAGGTACACGAGGGTCATTGATATACTCATTCATATCAGGTCGCTCATAGTCCTCAAACGATGCTGTCATGGCTGGGTATTCTATTACTGTGGCTATTACTACTGGGTCAACACCAGCGTTCTGTGCAAAGTTCCAACGCCATTCCTCACCAGTATGCTTACGCATCTTAACAACACACATTCTATTACGTGCATGAGGTGGTACGTTATCCCCAATACCCTCAACAGCTAGGTTAGTAGTTGCAAAGACTATACTGCCCTCTGGTAACTTGTGTACACCTAGCTTACGTTCTTGTAAGAGGCATAGACAGGCATTTAGTACAGCCTTAGATGCCTTACCTATCTCATCACACATGATAAGGAGGGGTTTACCTAAGTGAAATCCGAACTCCTCATTAGGAATGAATGAGCATACTGGCACACCATCTAGTGTGCGTATCTGTGGTACAAGGAAGTCGCCTACGTCCTTAGTGGTTAAGTCTACATAGCAAGCTACATGGTTGGGGTGGAGGAGAGCTAACTCCTTAAGTATTGATGACTTGCCGCAACCCATCTCACCCTGTACAAGGACAGCTATCTTATCCCCGATGTTACTGATTAACTTAATGGTTTCTTGCATTGATATACTGCTGTATGGTTTTTTCATTGTCTTATCCTGTTGTACTAAGTTAGGTCAATCTAACTTAGCTTTTGGTGGGTGTAGTATTGATACTACGGTTGCCGACCACTTGAGGTGGTGAATCTTCAATCTATGTACTATTATACGCTAGTTGTCCTCCTTTGTCAAGCTCTCGCCTACTGGGTACTGTTCATGACGGCTATATACGCTGATACTTTGTGATACACCTAATTCTTCTGGACATGCTACGAAATTACCATCATCGTCCTCTTCACCCTCTCCTCCATCTTGCTCTATATCTCCTGACTCCTCACCTACTCTACAGAACTCCCACCCACAACCCTGTGCTTTCGCATCTTTAAGCAACTGCTTGTGTGCTTTCACATAGTCGTACTCATCGTACCACTTAACATCATCGTACTTAAATATGATCGTCTCATCGTCTATCAACCCGAACTCATCGAGCTTTATCACACTACCTAGCACAGCAGTAGCCATGAAACGTATCCTGTGTTCTTCGTTCTTGAAGCGTATGGTGTACGCCACATCTGATCTATAACCCATCTCGTTCTCCTAGTTCCACTTATCTAACATAGAATCCACATCACGCTTAAGCGTGATCCTTATATAGTCTGACTTCTTAATATCCTGAGCATCAATGCCAGTGAAGCTGTCCTCTAACTTAATACGCATAGCCTCCAACTGAGTGTCGCCCTTGATGTTGAAGCTACTAAGCAAACCACACAGCTCCTTAGTGTTATCAAGCACACTATCAAACACCTTACCCTTACTGCCGTCCTCGTTAGTACGCAACCCAAAGCTAAGCTGAGTCAGTATCTTATACAACCTGTCGTATGCGTCAGCATGTACTTTCTCGATGTTAGCCTCATACATGAGGGCATACTGCTCTTGCACTTCCTTAAGCCCCTCGTTGCCTATGTCTACTCGCCAATCACCCACCTCTGGTACTGGTGTGTATCGTACAACAAACCCGAACTTATCCGTCACCTGCTCTACGTCAGGGTACTCGTCCCTGTTAAACAACGAACCTAACTGAAATGCGGCGGCACTAATACGTGTGCTATATCCTGCAATGAATGTACTAACTAAGTCCCAGTACGTTTTCTCAAGCCTAGCCATCTCGTTCTTGTATATAAAGAACTGTGCAGTCGTAAGCAGTCGATCACCGTTATCGTTCCACGGGCTGGTCTGTGTCATGTGGTACGTTCTAATAACCCCTGCCACCTTTTGGATCGCCGTGAGTGAGTCATCACCTGCTAACAAGTTCTTATGATAGTTACCTGCCTTAGTCATGGTGCTGTTGCTGATATCCACATCGTTAGATACTTTCTTATCCAGCTTACGAGCTGTCCACAGGCTGATGTTTAAAGATACCAGCATGGCTGATGATGCTAATGATTTTACGTTTGTTGATGTTGTCATGTCGTGCTCCAAATTAAAAGTGGGGTACGTGTACCCCGAAATGAATCCTGTTACCTAACTAAGGTAGGTAGCTACCTTTACTGCATCATTGCATTTGCTATACTTAACCAATACACCACTAAAGAAGCTGTCGCTATGGTAGCCGTCCCACCCAGTAAATGGTGCATTGTTATCTACTCGCATAAAGTCCCCAAGAAAATAACACCAGCCTCTATATCTAAAGAATGATCCGTCCTCTTCTTCTAAGTACGCATACTCTTCTTGCTCTTTTGGCAATAGGTCGTACCAATTTAAGGTAGGTCTATACTGCCCATTAGTTCTAATCGTTAATTCACTCATGTTGTTCTCCTGTTGTTACCTAAGTTAGGTTGATCTAACTTAGCTCGGTGTAGTATTGATACTACGGTTGCCAACCCCTTAAGGGGGTGAATCTTTCTTCAATTTCTACGTACTATTATACGCTACTTTCCCTTATATGTCAAGGGGTTACGTCATTTTGTTAATGTGTATTCTTCTATCACATAACTGTCTGTTCCTTTCTTGTGGGGTTTAGACTTCTCCTGCTCACATGCCATAGGTACAGGCAATGAGGTGTCCTTTAAGTAGTACGCATAGCCGCCTACTAACCCTAACAATACAATCAGTGCCATTAGGTTGGCAACAACTCTTCTATAGAACTCCACCTTATCATGTAGTTCTTGTATATCCTCCTCGTGCCCCATTAGGACACGGTTCATTGCATCGCTTCTAGCTTTCAGTAATCGTTCCAGTCTTAACTCATTAGTTATGCTCATGTTCTTATCCTGTTGTGTGTTATAGGTTGGGTTGGGTGTAGTAGCATGCAAATGGAATCATACACTTATTGCTTGTAAAAGGTATTCACACCTACTACCTCGGGTGTTGTTGCCACAGCCCACACTCCGATATACGGCTGTCTGGGGAATAGGTTGCCCTCCCTCCCAGCTAGGGTCATTTAAATTATTTCTTTAAGGCAAGCATCTCCTGATATGTGCCTGTTGCTATTATACGGTAACTATTCCTTACGTCTGTTCCTTTGCATACTATCACGTTGCCGTGATTATTTATCTGTGCGGTGTACATTAAATGCTCCTCCTTGTATTAGTCGGGTTAATAAGTATTCATCTGTTTTAGTTGCTATAAAGTTTTTACAACGCTCAGTAAACTCCTTGTCATCTATAGCAGCTATGGGGGCATAGCTATTTGCTTTTTTTAACATACGTTCTAACAACATCTCTGATATTTTCTCACGCTCCTCCTCTGTCATGTCAGCTCTCCTCCATTACTATATAGCTTACCCAGTAATTATCTAATTCGATTTCTTCATTGTTGCATTTGTCCATAAACTCTGACAGTGTGTAATACTCTACATCATCAGGCAATACCATCTCTATTTCTTCTATGGTATAAACATTACCCTCTATATTTTCTGCATCATACCGTTCGTAATCACTTGTATCAATGGGGTACAGCACCACCCTAATCTGTTCTTTAATACTCATGTCAGCTATCCTTCTTCATCAAAGTCTTTATAGTCCACGCTCTCAAGGAAGCACTCCATCGACTGCTGGTAGTCATGCTCCGCTTCTAGCTCACGGTACAGTTGCCGCATATACTCACGGCATGTACTTATAATATCTTCATCTGCATTGGACATATAGCACTCGTGTATTCCACGAGCCTCCTCAGCATCATCACCACAAAACACGTTCCAGTCTAGGCGTACAGTATTCTCATGGCTGTAACGTGAGTTAGCATACCTATCTATAAATACCTCGTACTGTGGTGCTTCCTCGTCTGATATATCAAACGGCACGGTGCTCATATACAAGTCCACATGCTGTCTTAACACATCTGGGTGTGCCTCAAGAAACTCCTTAAGGTTAATTCTACCTGTGAAACAAGCACCATCACCTTGACTACCAAAGCCACTAAAGAACATCTGGGGGTTGTCTGTGTATATACCTAGACCCTCTAACTTAGTTACCCACTCGCAGAACGTGTTTTCCCACCACTCGTGGTCGTCTAATACCGAATACTCTTTAAACATCTGGTAGGCATATGCCTGTGCCGCCTCGCTTAACTCTTTATATTGCATGATCTTCTCCTGTAGTATCACATACTACGCTTTCATCTTCTTCCATCTCTACAACAAAGAACGCATTAACGTCCCAGTAGTCCCACTCTTCTTCTGTTTGTGGTGTATCAATACGTGGGTCGAACGTGTCGTCCATAGTGCCCGCTTCTTCTGAGTCTTGAAACAGCTCCTCGATTGCATCACGAAAGTTATTATAGTCCTCGCTATCTCTGAACAGCTCATGGTCTAGGTGGTCTGTAGTCTGCCAGTCGAGCATTACTTCTTTAAGATACGCATAAGTCGACTCGCCTGTTACCATGATAGAGAAGTTAGGCAAGTGATGCCCACCAAAATAGTCTGAACAGCATGTATCTACATGGCTGATGGTGTACCGCCTAGCGGTAATGGGTGGGTCTATCTGCACATCATCATAACCATCTTCTTTATATACACGTGCTAGTGCATATGCTTCTTCTTTATTTAATAGGTGGTCATTAACTTCTGATCCGCCTACCCAAACGCTATATAAATTACTCATGTCTGTATTCCTATTAAGTTGTTGGTGCTAAGTTAGGTCGATCTAACTTAGCTATTTGGTTGGGGTGTAGTATCAATACTACGGCTACCGCTTGAGGCGGTGAATCTTTCTTCTCTTTCTTCAAACTACAGTACATATTATACGCCCTTTTGAAGCGTTTGTCAAGTGTTTGATTTAATTAGTTTTTATTTATAATTTCCTAGTTTTCCTACATTTCCTACTGAATCCTGTTTCCTATTTAGTCACCAGCACATCACCATTCCTTAGCCTTTGTTTCGTTCCCTTAACTCTTGCCAGCCTCCTGTTGAACTCACGCTCCGCATCATCTAACGACCATGCGTAGAACGCATCTCCACCTATGTTATGCACAACCCAGTGCCCTTTTATCACCTTTATGTTCCTCTTGTAGCTGTACACACGTTTGCAGGTGAGTATGCGAGGTGGTTTCTCAGCAGTCGGGTCTTTAGTTATAGTCGCAGTGCTTATCTCGTCAGGTTTAATATTCTCCCATCTTAAGTTCAATGCGTTCCCATCTCTACACGGCATGCGTTTGGGCTTGTTCGTCTTGTGGCAGTATAGTCGTAGTCCTTGTGGTGCAGTAGTGGTATTTACCCTGTATGCGTTGTCTAAGCCGTTGGTGTAGTTCCAGTCACCTCCTGCACCCATGTATAGGTATGCTAAGTGCTGGGCTGGGTATTCTGTGCCTAATAATGATATGTCTAGGTGGGCTTTACGCTTCTTTAGGTAGTATGGCACTCGTGTTAGCCTGTCTGTGGTAGTTGTGTCTGATCTTGGCACTTTCTGGGCGTAATACTGCATGACTATATCAGTTTGTTTAGGGTTTCTAGCTGTGGCTGTTAGATAGGCTTCCTGCGATACAATATAGTATCCTGCTAGTTTGGTTGGGGTTCTAGGTAACTTAGTCTTATCTATCTGATTCTGCTTCTTTAGGGCTGTTGTAACCTGCTTTTGCACATGCCCTGCTAGTTTCCCTGCCAATGCACCTGTCTGCCATTCAAACGTACCTAGCTCTTGGTCGTAATACAGGTGGTGTTGCAGTTGTTCTTGGGTTAATAAGGTTTTAGGCTGTTTAGGCTCTTGTTGGTCGGGTGTTAGCTTTAACGCCTCCTTAACAGCTCTCACTGTGTTGTATTTAAGTTGTGTTGATACTGCACCAGTGCTCTTGTTTATATAGGTATAGTTCGCAAGGTCGTATAAAGCATCTATTACTTTGTTGCGTCTGTCTTTATCTGCAATCTGCTTGGCTAGGTCAGTTTGTGCCTTTTTTTGCTTATCCAACCTATTTTGGGTTGTGTTGTGCTTAACTGCATATCTGTAGCATCGGTATTCATTTGCATAAATCCTATTTAACCTGAGAGCTAATTCTAAGGCATTTTTGTATCGGTTTGTGGTTATTGGCAGTTTTTCTAAGTTAGATTGACCTAACTTAGGTCTGTTTTCGGTTTTCATTGTGTTTCCTTGTTTTGGGGTGTTTTTAGGGTTTTAGTGTATATTCTTGTTACATAAGAGTCAAGTGAGGTGTGATCTTGGCGTAAAGCAAACATGGTGGGAGCCCGCATGAAGTACGCTCTGTTAGAGGATAGGTGGGGGTTTAAATCGCATAATTAGAGATTGAGAATTGTGAGCGAGAGAGTGTAAGAAAATGTATATACCAACCTATAGTATACTATAGGCTGAAAAAGAGGAAAAAATAAAAAACTATTCTCTTATTATTATTATTATAATTATAATATATATATAGAGACCTTTTTTTCTTAACTCCCGCCCCTGCTGGTCTAGCACCATGTTTACTTTACGTCCCGATACCATGCCGACCCTATGTTGTGTAACAGCCCAGACCAAACGTAATTTACGCAACGTAATAGACGTAACAGGTTTCAAGAACAGGTTTCAAAAAATATTTTGGACAAAAAAAAGCCCTCTTTCGAGGGCTTGGTTGGTTGGGTTTAAATATCTACTACATTATGCAAGGCTTCGATTAATTGTTCAATTTGCTCAGTGGTGTACTTGTTGCATAGTTCGTTAGCCATTTTCTTCATGTCCTGTGCTTTGTTGATTTTATCCAGCTCAGCCTGTGCTTTGTCGTCCTTTGCTTGCTTTGCGTCCTGTGCTACCTTATCAGCTTTGACTTTTTCAGCCTGTGCTTTGTTGGCAATCTTATCAGCAATTTTCAAGTTGGCTTTAAGAGTGGCTAAGTTATCCTGTTCTAACTTAGCTTTGGCGGTAACAATTTTTAAAGCATTTACTGATATTTCATCGTCCTTACCTTTTAGCCGCTCTATAGTGGCTTTGGTAGACGCTATTACTTTAAGGCTTGCATCCACTAGCTTTTTATTTTCTAGTGCTTGGCGGGCTGATACTTTGGCTGTGCTTGCTATTCTTAAGGCTTCAAGGCTTGCATCACTAAATTTTTCAGCCGCAACTTCATGCTCAAGCCTTGCTTTGTCCTTACCTACATTAGTAGTAAACTTACCATTGATTAGCCAAAAATTAAGGCTTGCTACTCGTTGTTTGTTGTTAGCATCAACCTGAGCCTTGCTAGCCTTTGGGTTTTTTGCTAATAGTCGGGCTTCAAATTCAGTGGTAGCTATTAAATAGCTATATTCACCGGCCAAAGGCTGAGCGTCTTTGTTATACCGCAAAGCCTTGCCACTTTGAACGCATTTGAAGCCTGCATCACGCAAAGCCTTTAAGGGTTTGTTACGGGCTTCATATAGTGCAGTCATACCGTCAAACGCTTGATCATAATCATCATTAGTGTTTAAAAGGTTTACTAATAAAGCAAGGGCTTGTACATTGTTTGATTCAGTGTTCATTTGTGTATTCCTATAAAGTAACTAAGTTAGAGGATTCTAACTTAGGTCTTGCGCCGTTTGCTAAACGGTGAAACATTGTCGCATGATTGTCAGGCATTGTCAACTAACGTCCAGCCTCATGGGAACAGGATTCCCGCAGCCCTTGTGATACGTGGGCTAACGTCTAGGCTGAGGGTACGGTGGGTGGAGCCCCCCTTCTACGTTCGGAGTCCCGTACTGCGCTAATAT